ACTCGGACGGGACACGCCACGAACCAGAACCGGTCTCTTCCCGCAGATCATGGATCACATGCGGGTGAATACCCGCCATGTAGAACCCATTAAAGTCAGGGACCTTGTTCACCCGCAGCTTCGTGACAGCCTTACGGACATCAGTCGCACGAATGTAGTCAGTCGAAGTGACAGTGACCGTGCTAGCACGGTTCTGGGCACGCAACACCTGCGTACCAGTAGCCATCACATCCTGAACCAGTTCATCCAAAACCTCAGCCATGTGCGTACCCACAGTACGAGCAGCAATCGCATCCACATCAGCGAAGCTGAAGTAGCGGAGAATCTTGGTCTTAGTGACAGCCGCACCATACTCGTTAACCGTCAGGTTAACAGTGATGGTCGGAGGCAGCTTGGTGGAGTCGACATCCTGCTCTTCATTGAGCGGCGTCTTAGCCGCAGTCACAGCAGCAGTATCAAAGAAATCCTGCTTCTGCAACTGAATGGTCTGAGCTGGACCATTCACACGCTCCGGGCGTTTATCGGTCCACTGCCGATAAATGCTGGTCTCCCGGAAGACCATTCCAATCGCGAAATCATACATCAGTTTTACAGTGTTATCTGAAAGACCTGGTGTAGTCGCAATTGAGGTGTACTGATTAGCCACCTCACACGTCCTAACTAGCTAGGGAGTGGTTTATCTCCTCGCAGGAGTTCCACAAAAGAATCAAAGCTGCCCGCTGATGCGGCAACCGCACGGCCCAACTGGGCAATCTGCTGCTTCTCAAGATCAGGGGTCGCAGTACCCTGAGAACTTTCGTTCTGTAGGCGCGTCCACTGTTCCTGAATATCCGGTGACAAGGTTAGTTCGGTTTTCTGGCCCGCAAGCTCAACGGTCTCAGGAGGCTTCTCGCCTCCATCAACGGTCTCACCCACTTTTTCAACAGGTTTAATGTTGAACAGGTCCCCGTACTCATCAAGCCACGTCTTCACAGCTTCCTTGTCAGTACCAACCGAGTCCGGCAGCAACGCTGCGATCTTCGGGTTGACACCAATTTCTGACAGAATCTGAGACAGAGAACTTTTACGCACCTGCGGACGCAGCGTGCTAAGTTCCGTATCCAACACAGCCTTAGCTGCCTTCATGTCCTTAATCTGCTTCCGCAGATCCTTGACAAGGTTGGAATCGTTGTCGTCGTCATCGTCGTCCCATTCGGGCATTTCTTTATCTCCCATAAAAGTGTTTCCTAGGCCGAACCATCCGCTAGGGGTTGCGGGGATTGCTCCTAGTACCGGTCGTTACGCACCTGAGGGCCGGTGGGTCTCAGGTGGAATCTGTGATGTACACTTGTCCAATGACTAGAGAAGAAGCGATAGCCACGTTGGAGGCGTACAAACAGGGCAAAGCAGGTCTAGTCGAGGCGTTACACACCCTCGACGACCTCGGCATCCCGAAAACCGAGATGGCCAGACTGTCAGGCGTAGGCATCTACGGTATTTGGAGGTACTTCAGGTTGCACCCCAATAGTAAAAAGTAGCGGGGGCAGGATTTGAACCTGCGACTGACGGCTTATGAAACCGGTGAGATGCCAGACTTCTCTACCCCGCTATGGTGTCGCCTTTTTAACCTAGAGTGACACCAAACTAGGAGGAACCATTGGAAATTCCAGACGAACATGTGAAGGTGCTTTACGAGCTAGCGCAGAAGGCAGACGAGGCCAGCTTGGCTGGTGAATGCGCCGACCACATGACTCCCGAAGGATTCTGTACCGTCTGCACGGCACTAGAACAAACACAGTGGCGAATACATCTCCTCGATTACCCCGAGGATCAAACCGTGGATTCCTTGCCAAGGGAGCCCTTGGCCTGACCAGATGAACCAGCGAAAACGCCACGCTCACGAGAAGCAAGACCACGCCTCTTGAGCGTGGCGTTCGCGTCTTTGTCGAACACCTCCGCTACAAGATCATCCTGAGACAGGGCACCACCATACAAAGCCGACAGCTTATCCGTTGTCGGCTTCTCCTGAGCAATAAAACTGAACCCTTGCTCAATCTCACTCAACGTCGAACCAGTAACACCGAGGCGTTCAGCGGACATCTGAGACAATGTCAAACCCTGTTGGCGGGCAACCGCAGCTGCTTCCGCAGCACGAATACGTTGCTCAATCAGCGGGCTCGCTACCTTTGGGTCCAACGCGTAAGCGATCATATCCCCAGTGGAATACCACTGGGAGAAGATATCCTTCGTCGCTTGAGGCGCCCTGTAGATAGCCTCTGACACTGCATCAACCCGGGACTTCACCTCAGTCGGGCTAACATCGCCCTCCAAGAACTTTCGGAAGTCACTCGTTGAGTCGTAAAACCCGATGGGAAGACCGGCGGCGCTCATGACTTGCCTATATGCCTGCTCCGTACTGATGTACTCAGCAGGCGACAGCACTGGTAGGCCCGCTTTGATGCGCGCATCATTCGCAGCAAACCGCGTCTTATACTCTTTCGTGTCCTGCAACAGCAGGGCAATAGTGTCAGCACTGAAACCATTCTGGATCATCTTAATGATCTGCGGTGCCAGCGAATCCAAACCATACGACTTGAACAGGGCCGTGAGGGCGATAGCCGCATCACGGTTAGCCCCATCCAAATTCCCATACGGGTCAGCAACAGTACCAATGGTGGGAAAATTTTCTTTCCCACCACCACCAGGAACCTGTGTCTTCGGGAGCGCAGCCCGCGTGACCGCATCATCAGGCCATGCCATTACGTTTTAAACCCCATGTCCTTAAGAACCTGGTGACCAACAGACAGGCTAGAGTCTTGGGCGTTCTGCGTTTTCAACCATGCCGGACTTTGACGCATCTCCGTTTCAAACTGCCACAACGATTTGGAAGCGGGTTTACCGTCTTTCCCTACGCCACTAACAGCCTTACGAATATCATTATCAAACAGGTCGATATCAGCAGGATTGAGTTCAAGAATCTTCGCTTTCGACTCAATGTACGGTGACACAATGTCCTGCAAGTCCATCCCCGCATCCAACTCCTGGGCGTAACCCGGGGCTAGGCTCTTAGCCATCTGCCGGACCTGCCGTTGAAGTGATTCAGCGGTAATGTTTCCTGCCGCAATATTGTGCGCCCACGTGTTCTCGGTCGCCTTCGAGATCTTCACACCATTCCGGTAAGCGGTCTAACGCACTGACTCAATATCGTTACCGGTCGATCCACGGTACACACCGTTCGTGACTTTCACGTAGTCTGCCAAAGTATTCTGGATCTGGGATTCATTCCAGCCATACTTCATCGCATTGTCAACAACACGGTTGAGCGTCTTGCCTGACAGACTGGCGCCGAGAGCGGCAGCCTTATCCTGTAGCTGCGCACGAATCTGCGCACGCTGTGCAGCAAACTCACCCGGGTTCGTTGTTTTCAAATACTGGTACTGCCGGACATTGTCCGAGTTCTTCTTATACCACGCGGTACTCTTAACCTCGGCTGCGAATTTCTCAGCAGTCCAAGAGCCCTTCACAGCCTTCAAAAAGGTGGCCCACAGGCTCTTATCCGCCTTCAAGAAGGAATAGGCATAGCCATAGTCTTCAGCGAGTTCCCTCGCTGTCTTGTCACCACTCGGCATACCTCACCTACTTCGGATAGTTGATCTGCACGCCCCAGGCGCCTTCGTTCTTGCCGACCTTACGAATCCGCGAAGGGTGACCAGCGGAATAAAACTCCATAACGTAACCCTTACCGATGTACAAGGCGATGTGGTCGGCACCGTTATTGCGGGAACTGTTATCCCACGCAACAAGGTCACCAGCCTTTAACGAACTCAGGCTGGTTCGCTTTCCGTAGTTCGCTTGCTGGTAGCTCACCCGAGGAAGGTTCACCCCAAACTTTGCTAGCACGAATTTGGTGAATCCTGAGCAATCGAACGATGTACTCGGAGATGACCCACCCCACGTGTACTGCATACCCAGAAACTGTTTCGCGTATTTCACAACATCTTCACGACCACCACCACCGGCACCAGGGTCACCGGTGTCATTGATGCTGGCAGCGAAGTTCACCGGATTCGATCTAGTGGCGGAAGTGAACTGGTCAAACGTTGCCGGTGCCAACGGAATCGTTGGAGTATCCAATAACCCTTCCGGGTCGTCGGCACCGGCACCAACATCTACGCCGACACCTTTAGACCCGAGCGGTTGAGAAGCACCAGCGATGACCGTGCTAGCCACTGCTGGTCAGGTCAGGCGACCCACCGAGCAAAGACTCAAGTGCCCCCATGTATGTTGTGGCTGCCTGGTAGGCACCCCATTCAGGGTCAGCATGTTGCTGATTCCTCAGCGTCATATTCAAGTCATTCTCAGAAACACCACCGGAATACGAAATGTCGCTGGAGGTGACTTCGCCCGCAGCATCCGTTGTCTGCTTCGTCGTTGTCGTCCGAGGGTTATCGTTAACCTGGTTGATCAACATCGACCGGTAGCGGGACAGCTCGCCCTTGGTCGGGTCACGGCCAAGACCGTTCTGGAAAATGGTAACGATCATAGAATCAGCGTCACCATTCGTCAGCACCATAGGGGCTGTGGTCCGGTTAACCGTGGTCTTCGGACCGTTACCATTACCGGCAAGCTTCGACAGCCCCAAACGGTCTTGCATGACATCCCAAGGGGTAATCCGCTTCTTCCCGTACGTGTACTGTCCGGCAGCGAAATCCACAGCGTCGGCCCACTGGGCGACGGCGTCCTTGAAATTGCTAGGGTCATTGATCAGCCCGGCGCGATACATTTTGTTAGCCCACGCCTGCTGTTCAGCAGGTGACCAAGCGAAGAAGTTATTCTTCGCCTCAGTCAACGTCCGAGTATGCGGGCCCTGTGCTTCATGCTCGCCACGGAAACCGAAATATACTTGCGGTTCCCTCGGGTCAGTGGCGCTACCCGTATTAGGACCCCGATATTGGTCGGTCAGCGCTTGCAGTTGGGCCATCTGGTTAGCATCAACAACAGGCTGTGCAACAGGGAACTGGGCAATGCGTGGCTGCTCCGAAACAGTTTCACCCATTAGCCCAGTTCCTTCTCGAGATTGTCGTATTCGAGTACACGGTTATACATGGTCTCGAACCCGATATTGTCCTTCACCAGAATCTGGGCGTAAGCATCCAACGCGAACTTCAAATCAGGGTTGTACTCCAGGCTCTTGTTGTTACGAGTCAGCAGAGTCGCTTTGATCGCATTCCGCATACCGATATACTTTTGCAACGCGACCATGTCAGGCCGGTTGCGTTCCGAAGGATATTTTTCCAGGAACGCTTCAGCCTTATCGAGCATGATCTGTGGTTTGTTACCACCAGCACCACCTTGGGCTTCCGCCCACGCCGGGTTCTCACCAGCCAGAATTTCTCGGTAACCACGAACAGCGAACGCCAGATCTTCGGCGCCCTTCTGCTGTGTACTAACTAGCCCACGCTCCTCAAGAACAAGGTTCACAGCAATACGGAACCGGTTGTATTTATCCCAACCTTGCTCCGCTTGCAGGTCCTTCAACGCCTCCTGTGGTTTCTTCTGCGTACGGAAACCGTTAGAGATCTGCCAGTCATACACGGCACCATTGAAGGTGCCTGGTGCGTTCGACGGGCCAAGGTACAACCAACCGTTCTCAGGATCAGCATTGACGACCTTACGGAAACGTTTCTGCGCATCCCATGCCATGTCAGTTGCCTGGATACCAGTTTCGTTCGCGGATAGTTCCAGTTTCATTTCAGCGAAACCGGGGAAATCCCGGTCGTAGTCCGCTGACCAGTCCTTACGAGTCTTATCGGCCCGGTACTCGCGGGCCTTATCCAGGTAGAACTGGTTCTTAGCCGTCGGAGTGATACTGACCGGAGACAGGTTGTCAACGAACCCCTTCAGAATGAAGTGGTTCCTTGTTTTGTTCGCGATCTTGTCCAGGTCCACTGGTGTGCCACCATTGCGTTCATTGATGACAGCCTCAGCCAAATAGATTTTGTACTGGTCGTTATACTGGCGGCTGTTACCAAGAGCGTTCTTCCACGTCTTCGCATACTTCGGCAAAAGCTGTGTCAAGGAACTCTCGGTGGTTGTCCCGTACGGGAGAATCCACTTCAAGATCGGGTGATCCACTTCCTTCGGGAACATCTCCCGAACAAAGTGGTTAGTCGGAACAGCAACGATCGGACCGAACCCCGGCAACCACCACGGTTCACCCTGGATAACACTGTTGATGGAATCCTTGCGGATCCGCAGGCCACCTTCGGCGTACCCGGACAGGTCATCGAAAGGTGTTGCTATCTCGACAGCCTTCAGGAACGGTCGAACAATGTTCTTCGTCAACGCCTTCGGGAGAAGAATGTACTCTGATCCACCCTTGTAATCAGGGTTGTCATCGATACGTTCACCCTGGTCATTGAACACATGCCCACGGGCATCAATCCTGTTGCCCTGCTGATCCTCCAGAACACCAGCATCACCCAACCCCTGACTGCCCTGGTTGACACGGGCAATCAGTTGCGGGTTTTCGTAGAACAGTTTCGACCATTTCGTCATCGTGTCTTCCCACGCGGAGAAGAACGGAGACATGAAACGCATCGTCGAAGCCATGTTCGACGAATGGGAACTGTCGAACAACACTTGCCCTACCTGCTTGCGTGCCTGCCGCATCGCATTCTGGCGAATCTTGTCAACACCAATAGCAGCGATCTGCTTCTCGTCGAGTCGTTCGAGTGTTGCGCCGATCTGCTTGCGGTACGAATCCCAGAACAACGGAGATCTTGCCATAATGGTTTCAGGAACATCCGCTGCATACTTGAAGAACCCATTGCGGAGATCGTTGTAGGATGCGACAACCTTCGACTGTTCAACCACGGAATAGCCTTCACCATGGACTGGCATCGGCTTCACCTTCGGCTTCGGACCTTTGAACAGATCCGTCAGCGCACGCTCATCAAGCCTCGTAGGCTTGACAACCTTCAGTTCACCACGTTCCTTCGCCCGTTTCACAATGCCTTGCATTTTGAAACGACTCTTCACCAGATCTTCGTAGAACCCCTGTTCCTCAGGGGTACGGTCGACTTTCCTCTTCGGGAACGTTTGAAGCCGGGTTTTGATCTCAGCGAGAACCTTGTACGTTCTCGCAATCTCATCGGTAGGGATCTGACGCAACACCATTCGTCGCATTGTTGCGTTCGGCAAATAGTAGTTGTTGTTCGTGATAACCCGGTTAAGCCATTGTTCCTGGCTGTCGAACCGTGCACCAACCTCTCGGGCTTCTTTACGGAGTTCCGGGACCTCACGCACCAACTTCAACAACGTAGGCATGTCAGGGGTTTGCAACGCCTGCAACGCAACAGGAGAGTTCAGAATCTGCTGATTCACTGCCCGCAGGTAGGACTTCGTCCAGTCCGGATGTGTCGGTGGGATCGCACTGAAATCACCAGTGCGACGCTTCGTGAGGATCTTGTTACCTAGCTCGTTCGCCAAGTCAGCCGGACCACCACCACTAGCGACAATGTTCCGTGCAATCGGTTCAACATCTTCACGTGTAAGATTCCAGCGCGACCCATGCCCAAGGTCCCTCGTCAATGTTTCGACCAGAGACTCTTCGAGGTTGCCCTCTGTAAACATGTTCTTCCACGACGTTGCATCACCATCTTTCGTGGTGATCAAATACTTTTTAACACCCTTAACAACGGTGTACCGTGTAGCAAGGAACTGTTGCATTTCCATATGAACGGCCTGCCGGAACTGGCTATCCGTCTGAATGCGGATCGGGTAAGCACCACGCGCTAGGGCACTGGTTTTCCACAGCTTAGTTGCCATGTTTACAACATCTAGGCTGAGGTCGCCGAGTGCACCGAATGTGTCGGCGGCGACCTCACCAGGTCGGCCAGCATGATCGAGTAGCCGTGACCGTGAAGCGATCTTCATCGCATGATCCACTTCGCGTGGATCGATGATCGGGTGCGAATCCTCAATCTGAGACTTCAAAAATGGTTTATCAAACATGTGGATGACGTCCTCTTCAGGGTCACCAAACATGATGTATTTCGAGTCACCGGCAGCGGAATATAGGCGTGACTTCAACGCGTTCCGGACGGTTTCCATCCGGTAATTGCCGTGGGCAATCATCTGCTTCGCTTGCTCAGGTGTCAGCTTGTACTTAGCGGCAGCATCAACAACGATCTGATTACGGACCGAATCAACCACGCTCATACGTTGATCGGCTGTGCTGGCCCGAACGAAACTGTCCATCAGTTTCTGCTTCGTTTCAGCAGGCGTGTAATGCATCAAACGAACAACGTTGACAAGGTCATCGTAGCCAGCGGCAGCGTCTTTGATATTGACGTGATCCGGGATACGCGTGCCAGCAGCAGCGGACACAACCCTGATAGGGGTTGATGCCAGACTGGAATGCAACCAAGTTTCGTTGATCGCTTTAACAGCGCTGGCCTGCGATGCGCGTTCAAGTGCAGTGCTACCAACACGGGTGGGGCCAGCGCCCTGACCGGTCCAGTTGATTACTTCATCGAACCGGCCGACCTGCTCATCAATGGTCTGAAGTTTTGCTTCAAGGCGCCGCTGATCCATCTTCGCGATATCCGCGTAATCAGGTGAACGCCACGCCCACAAGTTCTGTGGTGGCGCCTGAGACAGCTTCTGCATGTCCAGGGCCAGTTCGTCACGGCGGTCCGTCAGACGGGCCAGAGAGCGCGTGTCACCCCACGCTGTACCAAGAATGTCAGCGTACGCCCTACGGCGCTCTACAGCGTCACCAGCGTACTCAGCCTTGACTCTGCCGAAGAGGACAGCCAACGAGTTGGCGTCCTCGTGGCCGCGTAGTTCAGGCATCGCCTGAAGCTGATTCAAGGGCGTACTATCGATCCGGTCAAACAGTTGTGAAGCGCGTTGCGCTTGATCAGCTTGACGCTTCGTCAACACATTGATACCGGAAGCCGGAATCACATCCGGTTTCACGCCGATAGCGAAGCCCTGCCGGGCTTTCGGGTTATCGACCCTCTTCGCCTTAGCGAGGACCTGTTCAATGTCGCTGGAAGCGACAGTGACCTTAGCGAGCTGTGCCTTACGGGCCAGCTTCAAACCAACATAACTGGGATCAGCAGCGATCACACCAAGAGCATCAATGCTGCCAGACGACATTTTTCCCCAGAAAGAATGCTGGAAAAAGTCTTCACGGTCCTGTGCTGCCATCGGAGAGAACGGGTCCGGGTTGTCCCGCATCCAATCCGGGCCGATCTGCACAACGCCCGGCAACTGCGCGGCAGCGGTAACAATGGCCTGCCCGGGAGAGATTTCCTCGGACCGGTTCCATGCATCATTCCACGCCTGACCGGACGTCAGCTTAGAGAACTGCCCATTGAAAAGGTTCGTTTCCTGTTGCCATCCGGTAGAGGCCGGGCGGGCGAGCCCATAAGAGTAAGCAAAGTTCAGGGCTTCAGCCGCACCACCAACAATGTTCTGAGACGCACCAGCGATCGGGCTTGTCGCCCAACTGATAGCGTTCGCTGGTTTAGCGAACCACGAATCCTTGTCCACTTTCCAGTTGGTGGCAGCCGACCAGGCACCACCAATCGCTGAACCGACATCGCCAGGAGCATCGCTCAATTTCCAGTGTGTGAATTCATCAAAGGATTCACCTACTCGGTCCAAGAACGACATTCTGTTTCCTTAGCTAAGGTTAGCGATCACGTTCCGCAGCCACCGTTTAGTGCCCGGCAACGTGTCGTCACGTTGCGCGATATCAATCAACGTCGGCAAATACCGGCGAATAGCATCAGAGTCTTCAGATGCTGTACCACGGATGCCCAGGGCCTCAAGCCCTGGACCGGCACCCATGTCCGCACCGGCAGTTACCGGCGTGCCCGGCTCTTGGGATGGAGCACCCATGCCTACAAATGACGGAGCAGGCGCAGAGGCCGTGCCTGCCGATGCGGAAGAATCAGTAGGGAGCCTAGCCCCCGCCTGGGCTTCCCTGAAGGAAGCATTTTCACCATATTGCGCGTTCGGAAGGTCCATTGTTGGTTGGCCATCCGTACGCCGTGAGTTAGCGCCAGGCCCGCTCACGGGCGCCGGATTAGTGGGCTTACGGTAGCCACCACTGGCCATCATGTGTCCTTATCTTTGGGCCGCCACCAAAACTATAGCCCCATCGGCGAGAGGCGCTCCAGCGCCCACCAGAACGGAAACGGTAATAGTTGTCGTTGTCTTACCCACGATGATCGTTGTCATCCTAGCCGCAGCAAGTGTTCCATCGATATTGGCCGTAGGATGGTAGTTAGCGTCCTGTTGCACGGGAGTGATCGGAACAACGATTTGCTGAGTAGTACTAGCAAGCATTGGCCCGATCTCTGCTTCTCCATACGACGCGGTTTGCGCGTCGTCGGCAATCAGCAGATGTCGGGTATCGTTATCGAATCCGGCCCACATTCGGTCAATGCCCTCAGGGCCGAGGATTGGACTGTTCGCATTATCTGTACCAGAGCCGTCGCAGAATATTTGCCCATTCGGGATACCGAAGAGAGGCAGGCTGTCTTGGGTGGCCCAGAACATGTCCGTAAAATGGGAACCGAGAGTTTCCCGGTCCCAAAAACGAACAATACCGGCACGGCCGGTAGGTGGAACAACTGGTATAACAAACTTGTACCTGGGCAACGTTTCCCCCGTTGCTTAATCCTAGCCGTTAACGACGGGAGCCTGACGGCTCACGCCACCGGACAACTGAGGTGTGCCACCGGCGCTAAGACCGGCGAACATCTGAGATAGGTCAGGGCGCCCTTGTGGGCCTTCCGTAGCCAGGCCAGGTTGCAGCCCGGAAGGTAGACCGGATTCCTCGAACCCGGGCGGGGCACCTCCCGGTGCACCAGGAGCAGCGGCACCAGAAGCATCAACCGGTGCACCAGGAGGCGGTTCAGGAGGCGCGAGAGCTTCAGTTGCCGCCTCCTCCACCGTCTTTCCCTTTTGCAGGAGCATGATGAACTTGGCTTGCTGCGCGATAACACTGGTCGGGTCCATACCCGAAGCGGCCATCTGTGGTATGCTCTGCGCGAGCGCAGAGAACGCAAGAATAATGGATTGCCGTGATTGCTCAACAACAATCTTCTTTTCCTCTTCGACCGCATTAAGGTCTACGGGGAGACTTCGCCGGACATAGTCCTTTGAAACGAGACCAGCTCCATCCGCCTGGAGCAAAAAGACGAGGGCGCGATTGGGATCAAGCCCTGCGGCAAACCCATACGTGATGTCGATCGAATGATCGCCATTGATGTCTCGTTCAGGACTGTACGTGATGCTATAAGGGACTCCGGCGTCGTTTCCACGAATCTCCTTACTCTTCCCAGGGAAAAGCTTTTCGTCCATCTCGAAACAACCAGCGATGATCTTCTTAAACCACGCCTTGAACACAGTCTGAGCAATGCTGATCTGACTGGAAAAACCGGATGCTAGTTCTTGCAGTCCACGTCCGGTGATCTGTGACGCGTCAGTGCTGCCGGAGCGTGCTTCAGGGCTCATAGAGCCCACCTGCACTTCAGCCTTTAGCTGCTCCACAGCCCCGAATGCTTGTGCTGGCATTTCGAGCCGTGCGCGCCCAACGCTCGCGGCACCGCCCGCAGTGTGAATGATCCCATCAGGTCCGAGGGAAACATCATCCACGTCAGGGGGGACGATGATTGGAGCGCGAACGCTCTTATCAATACCCTCCATGAGAAGCATTTGAATACGGTGACGCGCAAGCTGAATCCAGACGACATCATCGTAAGCGCCCTTGATACCGCCTTCTTCAGCGTTGGGTCGTTTAGCGACGTAGTAGTAACATTTTCCCATAGGGTTTGGGAAGTCCTCAAGAGGACAATTTCCCATCCTAGGAAGATATGTGAGGCATCGTTTAGCGCTGACGTATTTGACGCATTCCACCTGTTCGTTGGAATGCACGCCCATAGGGTACTTGGACTTGAGCCCAGCAAGGTGGGGGTAGTCGGCTTCGATGGAGAACCAGTCTCGGTAGTAGACACGAGCGAACTCTACCGTCTCACCCCGGTCATTCCATACCGGGTACGCACCCACCGAGGATTCGATCCGAATGTATGGTGTTTTGTTCTCGAAGTCGGGTTCAACACACCCAACCAGCATGCCGTAACTGTTGTAGTTGTCGGCGCCACGGTCCGCCATCTGCAACTCAACCTCAGACGACGCAACATAGTCACGAGCGATCTTGGTTCGCTTGTCAGCGAAGTTCCTAGCCCGCTCAGACAACATAGAACTACTGGAACAGTTGAATGCTGGCAATGGTGCCAGCATCGCAGCCATATCACGGGCAGCAGTATCAATCATATTCGCCACAACAGGGCGCTTAAACTGGTCACTGAAAAGGTCCGGGGCAATCGCCTCGAAGTCCCCGCGCCGGACCGCTTGGATCTCCGCAGCCCTGCTATCAGACAGGGTGTAGCGAGCCCTCAGGGCGTCTACCCGTGCCGGGATATCACCCAGATCATGGGCATCGTACATGCTGTATCCTCAAGATATGACAGAACTACTGAGAACGCCATCGGTCAAGCTGACTTACCACTTCACGCCGGAGCGCTTCGGAGAGGGCAGGAACATCGCGGTCCGGATGGAGGTACGTTGTGGGCATGGGCCGTGCAGTCGGCCCATAGAGATATTCCGGCTAGTTAACGAGGAGCCCAAGTTGTCCTACTACTGCAACAAAACGCACCGGAGGCACGCCAGCGCGCTAAAAAATGGGACTAGAAAGCGCAGAGGTGTAGGGAGGGCTACGTCAACTGGATCAGAGGGTCAAAATTGACCTATAGGAGCCAGCCGGAACAACCACCTGTTGCTTCCGATCACCACGACTTAAATACGGGTTCTCCACAAAGTGGAGACGCTTCGGACGACCGTCTCCCAGTATGGCTCTTGCGCGGAGTTCAGCGAACCACAGAGCCATAGGGCCGTCCTGCTTCAAATTCTTCCCCAGCTTACCTGGTTCCCAGGTAATCAACTGATCAATCAACGCCTTAATGCCCTCGTTGTTGTTCAGCGGAAGCTCAATGAAGTTATCCCCATTATGGTCAAGGCCCGTCCTGCGCCCGTCCTGACGCACTTTAAGTGAGCCAAACAACGGGGCCACAGACGCAACCCCGAAATCAGGGTCGATCTTATTCCGTGACGTGTAGTGTGGGGTGATCTTCACCCCACGGCTATTACAATACGCCCTAATCCGTTCATCATGAATCAGGAACAGTTGGAAAGCGTTCTGCTCAATGACCCATTCGTGAACACCGTACTCTTCAGTGACAGCCTGGATCAGGTCCCTGATGTATGCAGGCGTAGGCGAAGCCTTCGCCCAACAATTCAACACCCTACGCTTCTTATCATTCTTGTCCACTGCATACACGAGAGTGAATGTTTCCCCGGTCATAGCCGGGTCCATCGACGCAATAATGTACTGGCCTTCCATGCCCGCTCTGAGGTGCCCGAAAGCACCAGCGATCAGTGGACCAGGTTTCCGTATTCTGTTGACGCAAGCACGGACACACTCCGGGTTGAAAACCGCATCATCCGCGACCTGCTGCTGCATGTAAACCAAGGACCAAGTCGATAGACGGATAGCATCCCGTACTTCTCGTAAAGCGGGTCCATCCCAGGCGGCGTAAAGGCCGTCCGCATCTGGTTCGCCCGCGTCCTCCGCATCAAGCGGGGCATTCGATCGGGGCCAAAGCGTCTCCCAGTCCTTCGGATCATCCTCGAACTGTAGCACCGCTGGTTGTGACAAATACGTCCACGCGCTCACACCGGACGTGAAGTTGTCCGGGTTACGTAGTTCGCTGTAAAGGTCCGTACTCGCCACGCGAGTACCCACGACAATAAGCTTGCCCTTATAGAGCCGGGAAGACACCTCCTGGTTGATCCAGTCAAGCTGCTTCTCCCACTCGCTACAGTTCTCCTTCGTGACACAGTCATCCAAGATGATCAGGTCATACCGGCCACCATAAATGTCACCACGAATACCAAGACACTCAACCGTGGGATCCTTCTCAGAACCCTCCGGGTTATCCACGTAAATCATGGTGGCAGTCCACGGAAAATCCGGGTGACGAAAACCATCAGGCGGTGCATACGCCGCCTGCATCGGAGCATACTGGCGAGACGTCAGCATCTTCTTAATGCTGTAAAGAAACTTCTTCGCCTTCTGCTGCGTTTTAGACACGATACACACACGCACCGTAGCCTTCATACAAATACGGTACGCAACATACTCCTGCGTAATAATCGTAGACTTAGCATGAAACGGAGGAGTATTCACCAGAATACGATTAGGGCGAGCCGGTTCATACACCATCGACGGATGCAAATCCGTCGGCTCCCTACCCTCAATAATATCAATCCACATCCGCTGATGCGGGTACGTCTCACGACCCAAAAACTTAAGACGCCACTCCTCGAAAGACATCCGAACATTATCTTTCGACACACCAGTCTTCTTCATGAAGTTCCGGTTAGACCGGGCCTCATCAACCCTGCCAGCAAACGCAGGGTCCTCAGACCGCCAGTTCTCATAACTCTTAATGGACCGACCGGCAGTCTCACACGCCTCAGCAACAGTCTTCCCCAGACTAATCTCCCGGAGAACAACTTCCTGCGCCTCAAGCTTCCGGCTGATCCCCGCCGGATTAGCCATTAGCTCTGAGTACCCACAACCGTGCCATCAGTACCCGACGTCGGAGCCGTCGTCTGCTTAATCCGAAGATCCCCAGTAGCATCAACCCAAATAGTGTTGATCACACCAGCCTCAGACACCAAAATGAAAGGCTGCGTAGTAACCGCAGCATCCCAATCAGCACCAAACGGCTTCTCACCCAAAGGGCCAGGGGACGGAGTGTTATACGCGTTATCAGCCATGAATGAAATCCTTAAAGAGAATACGTTGCGAAAACAGAAAAAGTGAAACTCGGTGAAGTCCCACCAATAACCCAAGCAGCCCGAAACAAACGAGGTAACACCGCACTAGCCACCGACAAGCCACCCGTAGGCGCAGCCGCCGTCAACCCCGGATACACACGCAGAACATGCTGACCGGTCGTCGTAATCGACGCCGTTGTTGCATTCGTCGCATCAAGATCATGGTAATCAGTGCCGTTAATCGTGTACTGAAGACGAACAACCAACGTCGGAGTCGTACCCGACGCCGCCGTCACATTCACCAAAATATTCGCACCACGCCAGTTGTAACAGTTATTCGTTGTACCATTAGCAGTAGTCGTCCGCGCAGCGGACGCCTCCACCTGCTGAGAAGAAACATTATTCCGACCACGATCCCACGACGTCCCGTTATACAACATCAGGTCCGCGCCGATTTGAGACGTCGTCGGGTTCGTCAACGTATCCTGCAACGCAGCAGACGCCGACGTAGACGCCGACGTCAACAACATCGGGTCAGCTTCCTCAACCGGCATCACCGACAACTGCACAGTACCCGACGTATACGCCGTCGACCGGACCCGCATCTGTTTCGCCAAACCAACGATCACATAAAACTGTGCCGACCCATTCGTAGACAGGGTCGCCGTAGCGGCTGGCACACCAGCAGCACTGATCGTGAATGCGCTCAACGCGTACCAGGTGACCCCACCATCGTTCGTACCCTCAAACGCAACAACAACACCAGCATGCGTACCGAACGTTGTCACATAAGCGCCAGTGCATGAAATGGTGTCCACCACGAACGATTGGGCGGATGCGGTGATCGTGCTGGAATAGGTATCCAGGTTAGCCAAGGGGAGCCTCCGTGGAGGCTCTTGGCCTCAAAGTTTCTTAACGCGCGTTATATATCCGGAAC